TTTTATCGTTTGCTGGACTGCCAGGCACAGGCGGCACAGATGTTAGCCACGTAGAACGCATAGAAGGATACCTTGCTCACAAGTGGGCTCAAACAGGCAGTTTACCTTCAGATCATCCGTACAAGAGTTCAGCACCAAAACAAAATGCTGTATTAGTGAATACCGACACAAAAGTCAGTCTTGATGGTTCTGACATTGACAGGATTGTGCTGTGGAAAAATCACAGAGCGACATCAGGTAATATGGCGTTTAACACATACAACAAAGACGTAAACACTCGTCCTACAACAGGATTGATGTATCCTCGTGTAAGGACACGCAGGCGTGGTTAAGATAAATATGTATAACAATAGGATTTATAAGAATGGCAAATAGATTTCCGCTAATACTTGACACAACAGATGGCAATAAGATTAAAGAATTACCCGCAGCTGATAATTTAGATTTGCGTGAAAGTTCTATTGTAAATGTGCAAAATATCAACTCTGTTGGAACTATAAATGCACCTAACATAACAGTAAACGGTCGACGACTTGTTGCACAAAACTTTGCTGATCTAACAGATACTCCAAATACCTTTGCAGGAAGTGAAAATTACTTTGTCAAGGTAAATGAAACTGGTAGTGGTATAGAGTTTAGACCATTAGGTGATGTAGGAAGTATCAATGTAGCAGGTTTAACTACAACTGGTAACATTATTCCAAACACAGACGGCACCGGTAATGTAGGCACAAGTACATCAAAATACAATCAAATAGTAGCAAATGAATTAGTAGGTGATTTAGTAAGTTATGGTGGATCTACAGTATTTGATGCCACAACAGGAAAGATAAGTTATGCAGCTCTGCAAGGTGCACCAGGATTTCTTTCAGAATTTCAAGATGATATAGGATTTTTGCGTCAGTCAGATCTAAGCACTGAATTAGCAGGATTATTTGACGAAGGTATTCCGTTTGAATCTGATATCAAAGGTAGTGTATTTGCTGACGACAGTACTGTTTTAGTCGACGGTACTTCTGGTATAATAGTTGGTCCAGTAGCAACAACTACAGTAGAAGCAGGGCAAATAACAGCAAGTGCGCAAACTACAGCACCTATCGTAAATACTGCATTTTTAGAAGGTACAAATAGCAGCAATTTAAAAATTGAAGCAACACAAGATTATGATATTATTATTGGACAAAACAACACTTCTAATGTAACAATATACAATGGACAAGCAGAAAGTTTTGGTATGGGAACCGAAACTGGAATAGGCCAGTTAAGTAGTGCTACAGATTTACTAATAGAAGCTGGTAACAGAATAAAATTAAGTGATGCTATTCCGTTCAAATTTTCATTAGCAAGCTCAACAGACCTTGCATTAATTGTTGCTCAAAATGGAGACTTTATTTACAATACTACTACAAATAGATTCCAAATGTATCAAAACGATGAATGGCTAGATGTTAATGGTAATGTTGAAGCAGCTACAGGTGAGTCTACTTTTAATGATGTTGTAATTGCAGGCGATCTTACAGTTCAAGGAACAACTACAAGTGTTGAAACAACAAATACAACAATAAGTGATAACACAATAGTTTTAAATGCAGGAGAATCAGGCGCAGGCGTAACACTAGGTTCTGCAGGTATATCAATTGATAGAGGCTCATTCAATGATGCACAATTATTATGGAATGAGACAGATGACAAATTTGTATTTAGAGATCAAACAGCAACAAAATTAAATGTAGAAGCAGCAACATTTATAGGAACATTACTTGGCGATGTTACAGGAGATGTAACAGGAGATGTTACAGGAGATGTTAAAGCTCTCAACGGAGTGACAGTTCTTAATAGTGGCACAAATGGAATAGATGCTACATTTATAGGCGATGTAACCGGAAATCTTACAGGATATCAAATTGGTGATATGACTGGTTCTGTTTTTGCAGACGATTCTAGTGCAATGGTAGATGCTGTTGGAAATAGTATGACTGCAAATTCTGCTACTTTTACAACTACAACTTCACCTACTATAATTGGAACCAATATTAATCCTGTAACAGGACAGACTATTGTAGTAGGTGGTTCAGCAGGTAGCTTTAGTTACAATGATGCCACAGGTGCAATACAAGTTGCTTCTACGGGTCCTGTGAGTATTGAAGGTGCAGCAACCGCAGCAGTTAATATAGGCACTGGCACAAGTGGTGCAACAACAATTGGTCACGCAGGAAATGTTGTAGCGATACCTGGAATACTCAATCTTAACGGCACAACAGTAAATAATGCAGCATTTAATCTTACAGGTAATATTGACAATACAACGCTTGATTTAGGTGCAACTGCAACCACAGTAAATGTTGGAAACGCATCTAGTACAACTAATTTGTTAGGTAATGTAACATTTGATACTGCTTTAATTGTTGCAAACATTACAGCAGACGACAGTATAAGTATCCTTACCGAAGGCAATTCACCTAATGAGGCAGTTAGCATCGGACCACAAGGTACTGACACTGCAATTAATTTAACAGCAGACAATCTTAGATTCAACGGCACAGTAACTACAACAATTAATGCAGCTGGCGGTGTAGTTGGCGACATACAAGGTAGTGTATATGCTGATGACTCAGCTGTTTTAGTTGATGGAGTAAATGCTAGACTTGTAGGCGATGTACATTCTGCATTAGTCAGAACACCTTCACTCAAAAATGCTGCAAATGGCACAGATATCGATATGAGAGCAGACGGGTTCTTAGAATTGTTTGGTGGAGTAGTTAATGCTGGACTAAGTAAAATTCAAATGGACACTGCGGGTATAAATTATATGGAGTTACAAACTACTCCTAACACTCCTGCAGATGCAAATGATACAGCTACTATATTAATTAATGGACAAACTAATTCAGGTGATGTAATAATTGGTACAAGCGCAAGTACACGTAATCAGACTGTAGAAATCTATAATGCAACTGTAACAGGTGATGTAATAGGTACAGTGACTGGTACAGTATATGGCGTAGTGCAAGGTGACGTTAACGGATCAATCTATGCAGACGATTCTACACTATTAATTGACGGCGTAAACGGTAAAATAGTTGGACCATTTGAAGGCACAGTGAACACAATTATAGGTGATGTGCAGCAAATTTCAGGACCGGGAGCAATTGATACAAACACATTGCATACCGAATTGACAACTACAGGAAACCCAGATGCTTATACATTAGCAAACGGAACTCTTGGACAGATAAAAATAATAACTAGGGTTGGCGGAGTTGCAGGTGATGCAATTATTACACCTTCTTCTTTCGGATCTGGTACATCAATTACAATGGGCGATACAGCAGACACTGTGACAATGATTTACACGACAATAGGTTGGGTATTGACAGCTGCACAAAATGTAACCATTAATCCATAATGCGAATGAATAAATATATAAAATAGGAAGCAACAATGAGCGAAAAAGAATATATAGTAAGTTTAAACAAAGGTGTAGACTACGAAGCGTTCAACGCAGAAATGATAGCAAACACTGGGGCTGGAGCAATTCCAAGCAGAAGCGCCACTGTAGCAAATGCTCGTCCTGCTTCGCAACGAAATACGCATTATATGCTTACAGACGAAGAAGCAGAAGCATTACGTCTAGACGGAAGAGTATATGGCGTAACACTAAGGCCTGATTTAGATCCTACATTGGAAATAGGATTTAGAGCAACTCAAACAGGCAATTTTACAAAAACAACAGAAGATCGTGGCGATTTTATAAATTGGGGTTTGCGTAGAATGAATGCTCCTGTAAATCCTTATATAGGTAACAATGTAACAGGAGGTTATGATTATACTCTAGACGGTACAGGTGTAGATATTGTTATACAAGACAGCGGATTACAGGCCGATCATCCAGATTTTACTGATGCCAGTGGTGTTACTAGAGTACAACAAATTGATTGGTTTGATGGATACAGCGGCGGCGGCTCAATGCCAACTGGCCATTACACTGATTATGATGGTCACGGAACACATTGTGGAGGCATAGCTGCCGGTAAAACATACGGCTGGGCCAAAAATGCTAGAATTTATGTTGTAAAGGTAAATGGTTTACAAGGAACATTAGATCCTAACGGTGGTATTGCTGTATCAGATTGTTTTGATATTATTAAAGAATGGCACGCTAGTAAACCTGTTGACGATACAGGATATAAAAGACCTACTATTGTTAATATGAGTTGGGGATATAACAGATACTATAACTCAGTAACAAACTTAACTTATAGAGGACAATTATATACAGGCACAGATATTGACACAAGTGCAAAGAGATGGAATTACGGACTTGTTGCTTTGTCAGGTGCAAGCGCAGGATTTAACTACAAAACTAATGTAAGAGTGGCTTCAGTAGATACAGACATTGAAGAACTTATAGATGCAGGTGTACACGTTGTAATTGCAGCTGGTAATAATTACCATAAAATTGATGTAGATGGGGGAGATGATTTTTCAAACTTTATTGCAGCAGATACTGGGTCAGTTGAATACAATAAAGGATCTAGCCCTTATAGTGAACGTGCATTAAATGTAGGAAATATAGATAGTAGCATCGACGCAGGAGGATTAGAACGAGCAGCAGAATCATCAGAAAAAGGACCTGGTGTAGACTGCTGGGCTCCTGGTACAGACATAATGAGTACTACTAGTAATACAAATAAATTTACGGATGGTCCTTATCCAGCAGATGAAAACTTTAGAATTTGTAATATAACAGGTACGTCAATGGCAGCACCACAAATTGCTGGTATGATGTCATTATGGTTACAATTAAATCCTTCTGCAACTCCTGCACAAGCTAAAGCATTTGTTCAGTCAAGTTCTAAAGAAGATCAAATTTATACAACAAATTTAGATAATGATTATACTGATACTAGAAGTTTACTAGGTAGTGGAAACAGGTTTGGATTTAACAAATTTAATAGTGCAGTCAAATTAAGACTAGGTGCTTCTGCTGCAAGTGGAGGCGATTATGTAGCACCTACATACACACTTTCATCTAGTTCACCTTCTGTAAACGAAGGATCTAGTGTAACAGTAACGTTGACAACAACAAATATTGAAGATGGTACAGAAGTAGGATACACAGTAAGCGGTGTATCATCAGCAGATATTGGTGCTTCACTAACAGGCGTATTCACTATCAATAACAATACAGCATCTAAGGTCTTCTCACTAGTTGCAGATGCATCTACTGAAGGCACAGAAACAATGGTAGTTTCTCTAGATGGTATTGCACAAAGCGTGAGTATCACAGTTAATGATACAAGTCAAACACCTGCTGCACCAACATATACTGCGACACCTTCTACAACAAACGTAAACGAAGGTACTGCACTAACTATTGATGTTACAACTACAAGCGTAGATAATGGTACAACATTGTACTGGACAGTGTCGAGCGCAGCAGATTTTGACACAACTAGCGGTAGTTTTCAAATTAATTCTAACGCAGGATCGTTTAGTGTAACGCCAGCAGAAGATGCACTTACAGAAGGTTCAGAAACATTTACTGTAAGTATTAGAACAGGTAGTACTAGTGGCACAGTGGTAACAGCCACTACAAATATTACGATTAGTGACACTAGCACCACTCCAGCAGGCACTGTTTATAATGTTACAGTTGCAAGCGGTACGAACCAATATGGTACAGGAAACAAATATTATATAGAAGGATTTAGCGGTGCAAGTCCTGCTGTAAATCTAATTGAAGGCGAAACTTACATATTTAGACAGGATGATGCATCTAACGCAACGCATCAATTATTGTTCTCAAGCACTGCTAACGGAACCTGGGGAGGTGGAGTAGAATATACACAAGGTGTAACTAAAGTAGGCACTGCAGGTAGCTTAGGTGCTTATACACAAATTGTAGTGCCTGTAAGTGCTCCTACTTTATATTACTATTGTATAAATCACGACGGTATGGGCGGTACAGCAAATACTCCGTCACCGGCTACTCCAACCTATGACAGTGTAACTTCTCCTGCAACTGTTAACGAAGGACAATCTGTAGAGTTCACAGTAACAACACAAAATGTCCCAGATAGCACAACTGTAGGATACACAATAACAGGCATAAGTGCAGATGACTTGAGTGCAGGATCTTTAACAGGAAATATAGTAATAACTGCAAATACAGGTTCAGTAAGTGTAACACTTGCAGAAGACGCTACAACAGAAGGTTCAGAAATTATGACCCTTACATTAGCTGCAACTGACAGTGCTGCTAATTCTACAGGAGCTATTAGTTCAAGCACAACAATTACTGATACAAGCCAAACACCTGTTGCAACTTACAATGCTACCCCGGCAGCAACAGACATCGATGAAGGATCTCCACTGACTATAAACGTAGCAACAGCTAATGTACCAGATGCAACAACTTTATATTGGACTGTAACAAACACAGGTGACTTTGGATCAGCAAGTGGTAGCTTCGTTATTAATAGTAATGCAGGATCATTTACAGTTACTCCTACAGCAGATTCAATCACAGAGGGTGCAGAAACATTTACTGTAAGTATTAGAACTGGTAGTGTAAGTGGTACAATTGTTGATACAACAAGTAATATTACAATCAATGATACATCTACATTTACACCAGACTACACAATTACAGTAACTAATAGTGGCAACTCATATAATCTATCAGGCACAGATAGAAATGGTGCAGTAAGTGGATCACAACCATTCTTGAACTTTAATAGTGGTGATAGAGTGAGATTTAGTGTTAACTCAAGTACTTCAAGTGCGCATCCGTTCTACATTAAAACAACACAAAGTACAGGCACAGGAAACCAAGTTTCAGGTGCTACTGGACAAGGTACTACTACAGTAGACTGGGATACATCAATTGATGGTGCAGGATCATATGGATACCAATGTTCAATACACTTTAGTATGTGGAACACTATAACAATTACGTAAGGAACTTTTATGGCAATACAATTAATTAATATTGGTAATGTTGCAAACGACGGTACTGGTGACGATCTTCGCGAAGCGATGATTAAAATAAATCAAAATTTTGAAGAACTTGATTTACGAGACGACGAACAAACAACCGCTAGTAACCTAGGGTTTGGTTCGTATGGTATATTTAAAGATAAACTTAATTATGATCTTAGATTTAAAGGTTTGACTGCAGGCACTGATGTTACTATAAGTGAAGGCGAAGAATCATTAACTATCAATGCCGATGGCGGTATCAAAACAATTTCTATAGCATCAGACGTTAATGCTGTTGACCTTGCAGACAATGCAATTGTAGGTATAAAGGGCGGCTCAAATATTGATACAACTATAATTGACGGTGAGTTGAGAGTAAGTTATACTGGACCTGAAGAGGTTGAAGATGATTTAACACCTAATTTAGGCGGCAATCTTATTGGTAATAATTTTAATATACAAAATTGTGATACAATACAAGCAAATAATTTTTACGGAAATTTTAACGGAGATTTAAATGGTACTGTTTATGGTATTGATGTAAGATCTATTAATCTTACTGAATTTGATTTTGGCTCAAGTTTCTCTCCTAACATTGTTAGTTCACTAGACTGGTTTATGTATAATAACGATGTCGATTTTGGAAGTTTTAACACGCCTACTCCTATAGACAGTGACTTTGGCACCATCATTACATAACATAAACCGATAAATACGTTGTATAAGGAAAAATCTATTATGACGTTTAACCCATCTGTATTAGGATTAATATCAACAACTGGCACTACTAGATCAGAAACAGTTTTTGAAAAAAACCAAAACTTTTTAACAGTTACAAGTGACGGTAATCCATCTCCCGCAAGAGTAGATATAACAGAAGTACAAGATCAGTCATACAACTTCAGCTTTGTTTATAGAGCAGGAGACAATACTCAATATCCACAAGAGATAAGAAGTACAGAAGATATTGGTATCTTTAGTAATGGTGTAGTGTTTAGAAATGATATTTCGTCAAAGCAATTACCAAACTTCAATAAAAATTCTCCAGTTGGATTAAATTTTAACAAACTGCATTTTGCAAATCAATTTGAATTAGACGGTGACAGTGGTGAAATTATAAACGGAAAATATTTTTATAAGTCCGGAGCCTTTTTAAAAAACGGATGGGATTACCAAAGTGTATGGGGTAGCAAAGCATATTACGCCGATACAAATTTTGAACAAGATTATTACAGGCATACTGACGGGCACAGTAAAATATTAGGATTCAGTTTTGACGGTTATCCAATTTATGGACCATTTGGTTATGCAACTCCTACAGATTCTTCATCTGGAGTGAAATTAATCAAATCTAGCTATAGGAAAAAATTAGGAGATTCTCATAGAAATCCTAATTGGAAATATGATAGTGTCATAACACTAAATGATAATTCTGAAGTTACACTTACATCTGGCGCATTTTTAGAAGATTATGAATATGTAAAATCTAAAAGCACGTTAGATGAATTTAATGGACAATATTGTGTCACACCAGATTTTCCTGAAGGCACCTATGCATACTTTTTAACATTTGAAGATGAAGAATGTACACAACCTGCCTACCCTTATATAATAGGTAATTCAACAAGACAGCAAAGAGTGTTTGACGAGCCATTGCCAGAAGAAGCTCTGTTCAGAGGTGAGGGCTTATGGTCTGTAGCAACAGGTGCAAGGATTACTACACTAATAGAAAGGAATGTTGTTTATATACCTTTACCACTTTATAATATAGAAGGAATAACTACAGAATTAATAAGTGGTGAAATCCCAGCAGGCTTAAGATTTGAAGGCAATGTTATAGTAGGCACAGTATATGAAGTTGCGTTTAATAAAACTTTCACTGGAGTAATTAGAGCCACATATGGTGATACTTTTGAAGATAGAACTTTAGAAATAGCAGTTTCGGGGCCAGATGCTCCTGAATGGATTACAGCAAAAGGATTATTACCTGTAGGTAATAATAATACTTTTTATATTCTCGATAGTGAAATTATAGATTTTCAACTAGAAGCTATAGATAGTGATCTTAGTGCAGGTGATGAGTTGCGATATTATATTGCAGACGGTGATGGCGAATTACCGCCAGGTATAACTTTAGACGAAAACGGAAGAATATATGGCACCACAGAACCATTACTTTCCTTAGATAAAAGATACGCAGGCGGCAGATATGATATGGCACCATTTAGTGTGCTACCTTTAGACTTTGCAGCAGTAGGAGGTTACTACGGAACACGAGACTCTGATACTGTAACTTCACAAAGTAATCTAATAAAATTGAATAGGTATTATCCATTTGCTGTCACAGTATCGGATGGACAGCGTTTTGTAAAAAGAGAATTTAGAATTTTTGTAGTAGGGGACGATTTCTTAAAGGCAGACAATACAGAAATGGAAGCCGGCACAACTTTGTTTAATGCTGATGCAACTCACGTCAGAAATCCAACCTGGCTTACACCCAGAGATTTAGGTTTTAAGAGAGCTAACAATTATGTAACTATTCCAATTGATATAATTAATAATCCTACATTAGAGGGTGCAATAACATACACATTAGAAAACCTAAACGACGACGACTCTACTTCTGAATTACCTCCTGGTTTAAGTTTGGATAAGAATACGGGCGAGCTTTATGGTATTATTCCTTACCAGTCAGCAATTGTACAGGATTACAAATTTACAATAAGAGCAACACGTAGAGTTTCCGACTTAGAAACCTTAACAATTTTTGGCACTTATTATGAAGATACTTTACTAGGAAAAAACAGTTTCAAAATTTATAAAACTGATTTGACAGGAACTTTAGACGGTGTAAATGATTTGTTTGAACTTGTAGGAGAAGAAATACTTGTAGAAGACAATTTGTATACTGTAACAAGTGTAGATGATCGTGATGCTAATTATGACCTTATTGTTTTAGATCAAACTCTTGCACCTAAAATTAGTTTATTGGCAACTAGGACTGCAACAGCAGGACAAGATCATTTCTTTGTTTCTAGATTGGCAGAAAAAGACAAATCCACATATCAGGGAAGAACTTTAAAATTTAGCGAAAACGAATCTTATAAAATTAGTAGTATAACTCCTTTTATAGAATATAACATACGACAAAATAATCCATCTAATGATGATATATATCCTGCAGATGTCCCAGTAATAATGACTGAATACACAAATTATTTTGTTGGAGATTTCGCTATTTGGCCAATTACATCAGGCGGAAATGGAAGAATTTTTAAATGTATAGAAGCACATTCTATGCAACCTATTACAGATGAAAATAATGAGATAGTGTTAAACGAGGAAGGACAAGTTCAAATACAGTTTGAGCAAACTAAATGGGAAGAAGTTGCTGAAACATTAGAGCAACTTAGTATTGCTGATAGAATAAATGCTGCTGCGCAATCTCTAGAAGAAAAATACGGCGCGGCATATGTAAGACGTATTACACGCGGTGTATGGAATATACGTATACCTAGCAACAGTCAATCTCGTATAATTGAAAATATAAGAAGCTTCTTTGAAAGCTCAGACAGTACAGAATTTGAAATTGAACTAGTTAGAGATAATGAAGATAGAATATTACTAGATACAAACTTGTCTAGACAAATAGCAGGAGGAAATAATGTAGGAATAGCATTATTCCAAAATCAATTCTTTTATAAAAACATTATTAAGAGTAGCGAAGATCCTGTAAATATTCCTTCAAGTGTAAAAACATTTGAAGTAAAAATCTTAGGTGAAGTAGACACAGATATTACTTGGCTAACAGATAAAGATTTAGGAACAATACCTGCAAACTTTCCTAGTACATTAAAAGTAGTTGCACAATCTACTGTACCTGACACAAAAATGGTATACACTTTAGAAAGCGGAAAACTACCAAATGGATTAATTCTATCGTATTCGGGCGAGATTATTGGAGCAGCAAGACAATTTGGAGACATAGACAATCCAGGGTTGACTATATTTGAAAGTAAAGCAGTCACGTGGGACGGTGAGTTGCCAGGTGATACAACCTTTGACAGGAATTACAAGTTTACTGTCAAAGCGAGAGATAGATTTAATTTTAAAACTATTACCAAGGAGTTTAGTTTACTTGTAGAAGATTTAGATGATACACAATATACAGATGTTGTTGCAAGACCAATGTTGCCACGTACACAGCGTAGTCTTTATAAAGACTTTATTAGTAATACAGATGTGTTTGTTCCTAGCTATATCTATAGACCAAATGATGAAAGATTTGGTGTGCAAAAAAATATCGAGATGTTAATGTATGCTGGTATAGAGGCTACCGAAATAGACAAATTTGTTGCTGCTGCTGCAAAAAATCACAAGAGGAAAAAATATATTCTAGGTGATTTTAAAACAGCTAAGGCAATAGACCCTGCTACAAAGGAAATTGTGTACGAAGTTGTGTATATAGATGTTATTGATCCAGCAATGCCTAAAACAAGTGGAGCAAGAACGAGTTTTAGAATTAATACAGAATCTAATATTACTGTAGATAGCATTCAATATGCAGGTAAAGATGATATTACAAAATACGGCTTAGGTACAGACGAACTTCCTGTTTATGGTAGACAGATAGTGAAATTTGTTTTTGTTGAAAATGATACACTAGTAATAGAAACAAGGTCCGGAGATGCAGTAGATGTGAATGTTGATAACAACGATTTTGATTTAACAATTAGAGACGGCAATGAATTTAACGTTATACTTACTACAAGTCCTGCTGAACCATATAGATTACGTCCAAAAACAAATACCATAAAGGCAGATTCAGATGCAATCAAAGTTAGTAATGCAAAAGATGATGTAAGATATATAAGTAATATTGCTAATATGAGAAATAGAATTAGCGATATAGGTAAAAAAGAAAGAAACTTCCTTCCGTTATGGATGAGATCAGCACAGGCAGGCTTTCAAGAATTAGATTTTGTAAGTGCAATACCAGTCTGTTATTGTTTGCCTGGTCGATCAGATGAAATACATAGAAATATTGTAGCAAATGGTTTTGATACAAAACAAATAAATTTTGATATTGACAGATATATTGTAAAGAGAACAAAAGATAGCAATGAAGAAAAATATGTTGTGTTCGCAAACTATCAGTTCAATGTATAATAACGATAAATAGTATTGTAAAAGAGGAATTAAAATGGCCAGTAATATTGTAAGTAGCACAATTGATGCAACATACCCAGTAGCAGGTGTCGACAACGATACTCAAGGGTTTCGTGACAATTTTCAAATTATTAAAGATGGTTTAGCACAAGCATCTAGTGAGATTACAACACTACAAGACACTACAGTAAAATTAACAGATACTGATCAAGGTGTGGTTGAAAACGACTTTAATGAAAGTAGTATTTTAGATGCTTCTTTAGATAATGTAACGTTTAAGTTAAAGCCTAACGAAAACTGGGAAGCACCAGCAGCTAATGTTGACATTGGTAGAGGCCATTACCAAGTATACACACTTATGCCGGCAATCGGTTCTGATGTAACTGTACAGTTCAGCCTAGAAAACTGGCCAATAAGAAATACAAATAACGGTGTTGCAAGAGTATCATTACATATTTTAGGTAATGGTAATAATAATGTAATCAAATTAGTTGCAGCAAACGGAGGTGCAATATATACACCTAGTGATTGGCCCGCTACAGGCAATACGGCAATTGATACTGCCACTGATGATTCCGCAGCTTTTGTTGTAACAAGCACAACACAGCCCGTAATAGTAGATTTATGGAGTTACGATTCAGGTACAACAGTATATGCAAATCTATTAGGCCAGTTTGCAAAATCATCAGATGCATAATAATCCTTTAATAAATGATCTTTCACATCTGTCAATAAATGAGGTAGAAGAAAAAATAATAGTTCTTCAACGCAGATACTTTCAGGCAACAAATCCGAGTGTACAATCCCAATTATTGCATTATCTAAACATTTACAAAGAAGAAATGTCTACAAGGCGTGCAAAAGAAATGCAAAAACAAAAACAAATACAAGATGGTGACGAAAATTCACTTGACAATTTGATTAATATATCATAAAATAACTTTATGCTTATGAAAACAGACGACTTAGGTATTCCACGATTTTCTAACCGCGATCTTATCGATATGATTTATAGTGGTCAAGCTGATAAGGTACACGTTGTATTATGCGATCAGTCAGATGATATAGATAGGTTCAATAGTGCAATGGAAGCGCAAGGTATGAGCCCATTGCAAAAGTATATTCCATTAGATGTAGATCAAAAGACTTTTGACGGTGTATGTCAAAGTGAATGGTTTATGCCCGATGAATATAAGTCAATTAGTGTTGAACACTGGATATTTGCTAAACTACAAGAACATTTACAAGACTCAAATCCTACTAATGTAGAAAACACGAAAGAATGGGGTAGATGTCTTGATGAACTAGTTGCATTTGCAGATAGAGATATGAATAATCTTTTGAGATATATGATCTATCTTGTTGATTTTATGCGTGAAAACAATATAGTTTGGGGTGTAGGTAGAGGTTCAAGTGTAGCAAGTTTTGTGCTATATTTAATAGGTGTACATCGAATAAACTCAATCCAATATGACCTGGATTGGCGTGAGTTCCTGAGATAAGTAAGTATATAACATTAAGGAGACTAAAATGTCAAAAGTAGCAGCCGGTAAAAAACAGCATAGAAGTATGCGAGGTAAATCAGTAGATATGGATCTACTAAGAAAACGTAACGAGTTAACACCTGCTGTAGGTAATGCTAGAGTTAATGCACGTGGCGATGAATTAGGTCCAGGCGGACAGATTGTAAAAAAGCGTGAAGAAATTGTTAGTGAACATTATGCTACAGCAAACGCAAGTGCAAGACGTCCAGCAGCCGAAGAAGTTGTTGAAGAGCCAGCAGTTGAAGAGCCTGTAGTAGAAAAGAAAAGAGCTACACGCACTACAAAAAAAGCTGACAATCCAGCAGAAGTAGCAGCTGAAGAAGCAGTACTAGATGCAGAAGAAGAATGGATTGAAGACGAAGACGGCAATTTTGTTAAAAAAGGTGAGTAATGGCTATAAATCTTAATACAATTAAAGGCAAGCCACGAGCAATTGGTAATAGAGTATTAGTAACAGATATGTACTTTGGTGAACAAACTACAGAAAGTGGCTTGATTATTAGCACAGACGACGGTAAAGAAAGAGGCATCTACCCTCGCTGGGCCAAAGTTTATTCAAAAGGTCCAGATAACAAGGATGATTATTCTATAGGAGAGTGGATACTTGTAGAACACGGTCGTTGGACACGTGGTATTAAAATAGAAACAGAAGATGACGGTGAAATTGAAGTGCGTATGGTAGAAGCAGAAAGTGTTTTAGCATACAGCGACGAAAAACCAAGCGGTGTGCAAATAGGAAGCACTACCGGAAATGGTGAATCTGTAACAGTTCCTAGTTTTTAACGGAGAGAAAATGCCAAATCCATTTAAAGATATTGACACGTTCGGTTCTGCGTGTGATCAAGAGCCAAGCGAAGCAAACTATAAAATGTATCTTAGTTTGATCAAAGAAGAATACGAAGAACTACAAGAAGCAGTTGAAGCAAATGACACTGTAGAACAACTTGACGCACTAATTGATATTCTTGTTGTTACTATGGGTGCTATTCGTGCTGGCGGCTTTGACGGAGAAGGTGCCTGGAAAGAAGTTATGGATACTAACTTTGCTAAGATTGATCCAGACACAGGCAAAGTTCGCAAACGTGAAGATGGCAAGGTTCTAAAGCCAGAAGGGTGGAAGGCGCCTGAACTTGCACAGTTTGTAAAATGAACTTATGGGTATTTGGATGCAGTTTTAGTGTAGGTAGCAAATTCCATAACAATAAACTTTGGAAATACCCTGAAAACTGGATAGACATAGTTGCAAAAAATTTAGGAATAACAAACTATAATAATTTTGCACAGTTTGGTGTTTCTAATGAATTTATTTTCAAATCTTTTGGAGAAAACTTTGGTAATTTCCGGGCTGGAGATTACGTTCTAATACAAACTACCAGTCCTATTAGGAAATGGTTTTTTGAAGACCATCCTAATCATTCTAATATAACCAATATGAGATCCGGTACGTTTAGCAGTGCAGAAGAATCTGCACTCAAAAGCTATCTCACTGTGTTACAAAATGATAATTTTGATGATATTTTATATACACAGTTCTTGTATGCAGTTAGCTATTTTATTATAAACAAACCAACTGTAAAGTTTTTAATATTGCCAGGGTTTGGCGATGCTCCTAATGTAGACGGTAACCTTGCAAAAATTGGAGAACACGAGTTTGATTCAGAATCTACCTTAAATAAATTTTATGATACACATCATTGGGATCCGAGATTAAATCATATGACGTACAACAATCATAAAATACTAGCGCAAAAAGTTACAGATTATCTATTAAATAAAGACAATACAATAGATTTAATCAACGGTTTTGAAAATAATTTGTACAACAAAGATTATATAGGAGAAGATAATGAGTACAATAACTGAAGCACGTAGAGGTTTTGACGAAGGACTTCGAGAGTTTATGCTTAATATGTATAACCACACAGCAGCAGGTTTAGCAGTAAGTGGCATTGTTGCGTGGTTAGTATATTCGTCAGGAATGCTTGCTGCAATGGCAGGATCAATTTGGTTATTTGCATTTGCTCCACTAGGTATGATCCTAGTTTACAGTTTTGCAGGACAAAACTGGAGTTATGATACACTGCGCAACTTTTATTACGCATTTACAGCAGTAATGGGTGTAGGGCTTGCACCTATTTTTGCAGTATACACAGGGGCAAGTATTACACAAGTATTCTTTATTACGGCTGCAACATTTGCTAGTGCAAGTCTGTGGGGATATACAACTAAGAGAGACCTGACAGGTTTCGGACAGTTTCTTTTTATGGGATTGATCGGCATAATAATTGCAAGCATTGTGAATATTTTTATGCAAAGTAGTGCAATGATTTTTACGATTAGTGTATTAGGTGTGTTTATTTTTACAGGTTTAACTGCCTGGGATACGCAAAATGCAAAAAGAATATATGTGGAACACGGCGCTGATCCTAGATACGGTATACAATTTGCAATAAGTTTATATTTAAATTTTGTAAATCTATTCCAAATGTTATTATCTTTATTAGGAAATAGAGACTAAAAAACACTTGACTCCTTAGCATTTATACGTTATAATATGTATAAAGTTAAGGAGATCAATCTATGTTATTACCAGCACCTCAAACAGCAGGCATAGGTACTACTGGTGCAACAGGAATTGCACTAATGATACTACACATTACAGGTTACTTAACAGGATGGGCTTGGCCTATTCTGTATGTAGCTTTGATTTTTTCAGGCATTGGACAAGAAAATAGAAAAGGCAAAAATAAATGACAATTCACGCAATGATTGATTTAGAAACATTGCATACTACTCCTCAGGCAGCTGTTCTTACTGTAGGGGGAGTTAAGTTTGATCCTAACAACGAAAGCGAACCGCATAGTGAATTCTATTACAAATTAGATTTAGATTCACAAGAACGTGATGTAAGCGACGATACTATTGCTTGGTGGGGTCAACAAGATTCTAAAGTACAAGATGAAGCTTTCAGTCCTGAAGGTCGTGTTCAGATAGACGAGTTTTTAGATAGCCTTCCTAAATGGATGGTAGGTGTTGATGTACTATGGGGACACGGATACGGCTTTGACATTACTATTATTGAGGATATGCTACGGCAACGTGGCAAACCTATTCCGTGGCAATTTTGGCAAGTAAAAGATAGCCGTACATTGTTAAGTTGTTGTAAAGTAGATCCACGCAAAGCAATGCAAACAGATCTTCATAATGCATTAGCGGACGCATACTTCCAAGCAAAATCAGTGCAGATAGCATATAAAGAGTTAGGAATTCAAAGTTGACAGAATTTGAAAAAGGTATTACAATAGTTTGTGACGAGCCAGAATTTACATTAGATTTAGAACTAATGCCATTGACTACAGATGTAGAAGAAGTAAATTCAGTTGCAAGAGAAAAAATAAAAGAACTTAAAGTAACACACGGAGAAGCACTTGAAAGATTTATGGGTAGAAAAATATCGTCCAAAAACAGTTGATGGTTATGTTTTTAGAGACGAAGCGCAAAAGGCACAAGTAAAAACGTGGATAAAAGACAAAACAATTCCGCATTTATTGTTCAGCGGCAACGCAGGAATAGGAAAAACAACTCTAGCAAAACTATTGTTCAACGAACTAGAAGTAAACGACTTAGATATTTTAGAAATAAACGCTAGTCGTACAAATAGTGTAGACGATGTAAGAGATAAAATTGTTAACTTTGTACAAATGATCCCATTTGGGGACTTTAAGGTTGTATTACTAGATGAAGCAGATTACTTATCACCAAACGCTCAAGCAGCTCTCCGTGGGGTTATGGAGGAGTATCATACTACTGCTCGTTTCATTCTTACTTGTAACTATCCAAATCGTATTATACCCGCTTTGCATAGTAGGTGTCAAGGTTTCCACATTGCTAAAATTGACCAAACTGAGTTCACGGCTAGAGTTGCTGAAATCCTTATCACTGAAGGTGTTACTCCAGATTTGGATACGCTCGATACGTATGTAAAAGCAACATATCCAGACTTGCGCAAGTGTATCAATACTGTACAAATGAATAGTGTTGACGGTGTGCTGAACAAACCCAATGAAGGCGACACTGGCGAAAGCGACTGGAAACTGGATATGGTTGAACTGTTTAAAGCAGGCAAGATTCAAGAAGCACGTAAACTATTGTGCGGTGCAATACGTCCAGAAGAGATGGAAGAAGTGTATCGCTGGCTATATGACAACATAGAACTGTTCGGCGACGAAGAAAAACAAGATACAGCAGTGCTTACTATCAAGCAAGGAATGGTAGATCATACACTTGTTGTTGATCCAGAAATAAATTTAGCAGCTACATTAATTAGACTTGCGAGAATTTAATGAGTAAAGTTGGTGTTTATTTTCATATACCACGCACTGGAGGTACCTTTGTAAATCACGCAGTAGGCAATTGGTTATCGGATGAGCATTGGCAAACACACTATAATTACACCGAAAATAGTAGTATGCTAGAAGCTCAACAGCGTATGATACCTAATTTAGCTAACAGAACACAAGAGCAGTGTGATAATTTAAAAATCATAAGCGGTCATAGTGTAAATAGTCAAAGCCATCATTGGATAAAAGGTCACAGAACACCTCTATATTTTACAACTATACGTGATCCAATTGAAAGAGTATTGTCAAGTTATAATTACAAACGAACAAAAGCAATAAAATTACAAGATCCTATTGCTTTTTCCCATATCGCTCCTGTGTTAGACACTGGTCCTCGTGATGCACTTAAAAATTATAATGATTATGATACACTTTTTGAATATGCCTTAGACTGCACACCAGAAATTAATTTACAATCTAAATGGCTTGTAAAAAGTTTTTTTGACTACAATTATCATACACAAAAATTTGAAACAAAATCTATAAATGAATTAAATGTATCATTAGTTACTGATAATGAACAAACCTTTCCTTATTGGATGTGTGTAGAAACTGTACTAGATAATCGTATTATTGATAATTGTATAGAACAGCTTTGGTTTTTAGGGGACTTTGTTAACCTAGAAAATGATACAAAAACTATTTGCCAACATTTAGGCTTGACCTACAACTCAGTAGATAAATTACAACATAACTCTTCGTTTTTACCTAGGTGGACATTAGACGAAGTAAAACAACAATCAGATTATAATCATTTAGTAAATCTATTTGCAAACGATTATTATCTATATGAAAAAGCAAAAGCTTTTAGGATGAAACTATGACTTACTTAGTGACTGAAAATTGTATAAAATGTAAACATATGGATTGTGTAGAGGTTTGTCCTGTAGACTGTTTCTACGAAGGTGAAAATTTCCTAGTCATTAATCCTGATGAGTGTATTGATTGCGGAGTTTGTGAACCAGAATGTCCTGTTGATGCAATTGTTCCTGATCATTCAATACAAGACGCTGATAAGTGGAATGAAATTAATTTGAAATATAGTTTAATCTGGCCTAATATTACACAATCGAGGCAAGAAGATGTGCCTGTAGACGCAAAAGAATGGGACGGGGTTCCTAATAAGTTTGCAGAGCATTTTAGCGAGGCACCGGGAAAGGGTGATTAATGATAAAAGCAATTTTAGCCTGCGACGAACAAGGCGGCGTCAGTAAAAACGGAACATTACCGTGGCCAAATAACAAAAAAGATTTGTCTTGGTTTAGAGATAACACCCGTGGACATATAGTAGTGATGGGATCTACTACTTGGGAAGATCCGCATATGCCAAGACCTTTACCTAAAAGGGTCAACGTACTTGTTACTAGTCGAGAAGATGAATATCCAGGAGCCCACGGTTATATCAACGGAGATCTAAATGCACATTTAAGAAGTTTAGAAATTGAATCTCCTGGTTTAATAACTTGGGTGATCGGCGGACCAAATATTGTAGAACAAAGTTTAGGTGTAATTGACGAATTTTATTTAAGTCGCATTCCGGGCGATTACGACTGCGATACACACTTGCCAATGAAGAAAATTGAAACACTATTTAAAGTAAAATGGGAAGACGAACACCCAGAAGTTAAGTTCCAAATATTGGAGAAAAGATGAAACAATATCTTGATGCACTAAAATACATTTTAGAGGATGGCAAAGAGCGTAACGATAGAACTGGTGTAGGAACACTAGGTGTATTTGGATATCAAATGCGTTTCGATTTGCGCAACGAGTTTCCAGCAGTCACTACAAAAAAACTTGCGTGGCGCAGTGTAGTAAGTGAACTACTATGGATGCTAGAAGGGTCTAGTGACGAACGTAGACTTGCTGAAATACACTACGGTAAGCCTAGAGAAGAACTAGTAGGCAAAACTACTATCTGGACTGCTAACGCAGACAAGCAAGGTAAAGAACTTGGATATGTTAATGACGACAAAACTAAAGACCTAGGTCCTGTATATGGACATCAATGGCGTACTTGGGATGCACAACTTGGTTTTGTAGATCAAATTGCAGAAGTGCTTGAAAATTTATATTACAATCCAGAAAGCCGCAGACATATTGTAAGTGCCTGGAATGCTGATAGAGTAAATGTAATGGCACTTCCGCCTTGTCATACATTGTTCCAATTTCACGTACAAGACGGTGAACTAAGTTGTCAACTTTATCAGCGTTCGGCAGATATGTTCTTAGGTGTACCATTTAATATTGCAAGTTATAGTTTACTTACTAATATGTTTGCACAACTACTAAATTTAAAAGTAGGCGATTTTGTATGGACAGGCGGCGACTGTCATATCTATCAAAATCATATGGAACAAGTAAACGAACAAATTACTAGAGAACCTAGAAAAGGTCCTATATTAGAAATGCCCAAGTTTACAAATCTAGATGAGCTTGTAAACACTACTCCTAACCAATACATACTACACGGGTATGAACCTATGGATAGTATTAAAGCACCTATGGCGGTATAATGTTCAAAAAGAAGTACGATATATATTTTGAAACAGACAACTATGCTGTGCGTAAGTATGCGCCAATAGGATTAGCTAAAGATTTTGTTCCTGAAAAATTTAAAAATATGGAACCATTTGTTAAAAAAGAAAAACATATGATAGACAGTATTAAAACTGTTAAAGCGTGTCCTGGTATATCTGAATACATTGGGTTAGGTTATGTAATTCCAGCTTGGTGCGATATGGAATTTTATCCTGACGAATATGGGCAGGTAGGAGCAAGGTACAGCGATCCTTCTTATGGACACGCATATCATTACCCAGAACAAATGGCAGATTTTAAAGAAGATAAATTTAAATTTCGTACGCCAATAAAATTAGATAATCCTTGGTACACTTACTCTGAACCAGGCTGGAGTTTATTATACCTGCCAATGCTATACCACGAAGAAAAAAACTGGGAAGCAGTACCGGGCATAATTGATCACGATGTTGGTGCGTTGAGAAGCCCTATTAATATTATGTTAAAAGAACCTAAAGAAACTTTTATCAAACAAGGGGAACCAATAGTGCAAGTTGTTCCTATTTATAGACAAGATGTCAATGTACGAACCCGCGATCTTAATGAAACTACATTAAAGCGGAACAAAAGTGTATATACAATGTTTGCAATGTCTTTTAAGGGCTGGACTAAGTATATGAAAAAACACAAAAGGTACAATATAGATACTTTTGATACTGACTTACCTAAATGAAACATATTAGTGCTTTTTTTGATCGTGTAGAAGAGCCATTTGAAAAATTTGCTTGGTTTCCTGTAAAAAGTAGTTTTAGCAAAAAGCGTATTTGGCTTAAAAAATATATCGAATTACATATATACTTTGATGAAACAGGAAGACCTCCTATACAAGGACGTAGTTGGATTCTACGTTATACTCAAAATGAATATTTACTATATTTGTTAAAGAAAGGAAAAAATGAAGGATAAGTTTATTACCGCATATATGGATGTTGCAGAACGCTTTGCACAACTAAGTTCAGCAAAGCGACTGCAAGTAGGTGCGATTGTTGTAAAAGATGATCGAATTATCTCTATTGGATATAATGGTATGCCTAGCGGATGGAATAATTGTTGTGAAGAATGGGACGGTGAGGACGAATGGGGCAACACCATTTGGAAAAGTAAAAAGGAAGTACTTCACGCTGAAACCAACGCAATTGCTAAACTTGCCCGATCACCCGAAAGCGGCGAAGGGGCTGCTATCTTTATTACACACGCACCTTGTATAGATTGTGCTAAACTGATCTATCAAAGTGGAATAGCCACTGTGTACTACAAAAATGAATATCGTAGCACACAGGGCATTGATTTTTTGACAAAGTCAGGTGTTGTTATTCATCACCATAAACCTTAAGAACTTCTTTTACTGCATTGTGTCTTTCAATGTCGCCCTGTCCAAAGTTCACTATGTCTATAAAGTTTGCTGTTGAATTAAATAGACGGTTAGTAAAATCAATCAGACCATTATCTTTAAGTCTGTCTGCTTGTGCTAAGTCGCCTGTAACAGCCATCATTGAATTTTCTCCTAGTCTTGTTAATAACATTTTCATTTGACTAGGTGTTGCATTTTGCATTTCGTCTGCTAGTATGAATGCATTTTTGAATGTTCGTCCGCGCATATAAGCAAGCGGAGCTATTTCTATAATACCTTCTTCTATCATACCCTCTATTTGTTTAGCATCAAAATATTCACGCAAAACATCAAATATAGGCCTTGTCCACGGTGCCATTTTTTGTTCTAGCGTACCCGGTAAGAAGCCTAAATCTTCGTCAACTGACACTGCTGGTCTTGTGACGATAATTTTGTCTACTTTGCCTTCTTTAAATTGTTTAACTGCTACCTGCACGGCTAATAAAGTTTTACCCGTACCTGCAGGGCCGATACCGAAAACTATGTCTTTGGTTTCGTCTAACAGTTTTAGTACATATTGTTCTTGATTTTTGTTTCTTGGAAGTATAGTTACATCTTGTTTTTTGTTGAATGGTTTAAAGTCAACTACGTTTGAGTAGTTATTTGAATGCTGCCGCGCAGCCTTTCTTTTAGCACCCATTAAGTGTCCTCCTTTGGATGTGGAGTAGAACATCTGCTCGTAGGAGCAATTGTCCTACAAAGTATTTACCATACTTACACAAGAAAAAAAGTATTTGTTATCTCTGTAAATACGATAAATAAGTATAGCTAAGATTGGATTTATAATATGCACGATGTAATGGACATAATAAAAAACGTTGAGTCTATATATGAGTCAAACACATCATTTCAAGTTTTGAAAGATTTTGAAAGAGTTTTAGATGATCTTGATTTATATGTATATACAAATTGGAAAGACGGAGAAATAGCCGAAGGTCCAGTAATTGATAGACACTGGGTAACAGTAAGCTTTTTTTGGCCAGAAGCAAATATGCCAGATCCAATGGGCGGTAAACGTCTATTAGATTATGATTGTAAAGTGCGTTACAAAAAGAGTCATTTAATCGAGCCACGTAAAATTGAATCACCTGATGATATTAGACCGGGGACCAAAAAAGGCAAACTAGACCGTAATCCGATTTGGGTAGTTGAAATTCAAATGCCTAAAAAACTTATTGCAGACATTTATACAGGTTATATAGAAGATGCCTTCATAGAACCTACACAAGCACCTGCTCCGGCACCCGAACAACAGCCTGCAGAAGATGCAGCGGCAGCACCGGACACTGAAGCAGAAGGAGCAACAATATAATGTCTTTAAAGCAACACGATTTGAGAGACTTAGTAGATCACATAGTTGAAATTGACTCATACAAAAGTAAAATGGGTGCCGATAAAGATATTGTTACTTTGGCATTTTCTACAAAAACTTTAGAAAGTGCTCAAGACTTATCTACTTTTTTTGAAAAAGGTTATAATTTTGTGCTTGATGCTGATGCTACAAAAGGTGAACAGTCAGACGGTACATACAAAGTATTTGTTGAACTTGAAAGAAATAGACAAGTTAGTGAAAATATAATGGAAATTATGAACGGAGTAACAAATCTGACAGCTATTGAAGATATGAAATTCCGTTACTATAAAAATTGGAAAAGCAAAGCAATAAGTCAAGAAACACTTGAAGATTCTATTCCTACTGATCCAGATGACTACGGTTTGAAGGTAACAGAATCTAATATGGATAATTATAAAAACTTTTTTAATCGTAGCTTTGTAGAAGATGTGTATATGGAAGACGATATGCTTATAATTAAGAAAGCATATGCAGATCCTGTTGCATTTAACTTTGTAGACTTTGGACCTACGCAACAAACATTAGATTCTATTAAAGAATCTTTTAACGCAGATGACTTTGCGGAAATTATTTTTCTTTCTAAGTACATCGGCGACTACAACATTACTAAATACGGTAGCAAGCTCACTTTCGAAAACGAAGGACATACGCTTGTACTCGAAAGAGTTGTTGTATAAAGGATAAAAAATGGCAGTAGAAGATTTTGGCTTTGAATTCACCGAAGAAATGGTGATAGAGTTGCTTCGCGGAAACGAGGAAGCAGAAGATTGGTATGACGCAATGTGCGAAATACTACCATTATGGGAAGTAGATTCTGCAGAAAGAGTAGCAATGTTTATTGCACAGTGCGGACACGAATCTAATAACTTTAAAGTACTAAGTGAAAACTTAAACTACAGTGCAAAAGCACTTAATGCAATTTTCCCAAAATATTTTGAAAGGGCAGGTAGAGATGCTCAAGAATATCACAGACAACCTCGCAAAATTGCGAATGTTATTTACGCAGATAGAATGGACAATGGCGATACAGATTCCGGTGATGGCTGGAGATTTAGGGGTGGTGGCATACTACAACTCACAGGTAGATACAATTATACAAAATTTGGAGAAGAAGTAGAAATGTCACCAGAAGAAGCAGTAGAATATGTGCGCACCAAAAAAGGCGCACTAGATAGTGCTTGCTGGTTCTGGGATACAAATAACTTAAATAAGTATGCAGACGCAATGGACATCAAAGGTGCTACAAAACGCATCAACGGTGGATATATTGGTTTAGAAGATCGCGAAAAACACTACAAACACGCTATGGAAGTACTAGGCGGCGATTGGGAACCTGCTGCTATTGTGTACGAAACAGTGCGTTTAGGATCAAAAGGACCAACTGTACGTGCGGTACAGGAAGAATTAGAAATTGGTGCAGACGGTGTCTTTGGCAGAGGCACAGAAGCACACGTAAAAGCTTGGCAGGAAGAAAACGGTCTAACAGCAGACGGTATTATGGGTCCTGCAAGCCTTAAATTAATGTTCGAGGGTTAAATTATGAAACTGTCAGGAATACTTTTAATTGTAATAATGACGATGGGCGGCATAGGTTATTGGTACTATACCGATACCCAAAAAACTATTGCCATCCTAACTGAAAACAATGCAAAATTAGAACTGGCAGTAGCAACCAACGAAGAAACAATCAAAACAATGGCAGCGGACTTTGCTGCTGCCAATGAAGAACTAAAAAAAGTAAACACTGAGTTTGCAAATATTCGCAGACAAAATCAAGAACTAGCGAATAAATTGCAAGACTTAGATATGACTGCTGCTGCCATAGCTAACCCCGCAGGCATCGAACGTGCGGTAAATAGAGGTAGTGAGAATGCAGGCAGATGTTTTGAATTACTAAGCGGTGCCGAACTAACGGAGAATGAGAAAAATGCAGAAAATGCAAGGTCTTTTAACAAAGAGTGCCCTTGGCTTTATGATACTTATAAGTCTCGCGGCTTGCTCAACGACCCCACAACGGATAGAAGTAACGAGCAAACCAATTGATAAACCGGAACTAGTTTTACCCCCGGTTGACGAAGTCAATATGCGCCGTATTGAGTGGATAGTTATCAATGAGAATAATATCGAAGAAGTAAAAGCACGTCTTGAAAGCGAAGGCAAAGCATTTGCATTTTACGCATTAACTGGCGACGGCTATGGCGCACTAGGTTTAAACTTTTCTGATATAAGAGCACTAGTACAACAGCAACAACAAATTATTGTTGCATATGAAAACTATTACAAAGCAGCAGAAGAAGCACTTGATGATGCAGAAGCACAGCGTCAGGCAGAAGCAGAAGCTGATGCAGCAAGAGCAGCAGAAGAATCTAAGGGCATAGACTTAAATCCTTTCGATTAACGATAAATATACATAGTTAACAAGAGGGAAACTATGGATATAATTGGGCGTATGTTTGGTGACACGCTTTGGATTTACACAGCAATAGCGGGATCACTACTAGGGGCAGCATTTTTAGCGTGGTTTAGAAATACACACGCAGCACTTTACTTAATGTCAAAGTTTGATGCACTACTAGATAGTTTAGTAGATAGATTTGGCTGGGACTTTTTACAAGACGACCCAGAAGCTTGGCGTAAAAGATATCCAAAAGTTACAAAAAAAATAGACGATTTAGAATCACGTATTCGTAAGTTAGAAACTAATAGTCACCCTCCAAAAGAATTACACGAATTTGAAGTTTGGCCTGAGCTAGACGCTAGGCTAAAAGCATTGGAGAAGAAACGTGGAAAATGATATAATGAGCGCCGGGGGCGTAGGGCTTGAATTAGCAGAACTAGCAACACCATTCATTGCAGCATTAGTTGCTCTAGTTGTTACATTAATGTTTAAAGATTATGCAACAAAAATTGCAAAGGGTATGGCTTTTAAAATGAATCCAGCATTCAAAGAAGGCGATAAAGTTATACTAGATGGCGAAAGAGCACTAATAGTTAAAATAGGCAACACTGAAACTGTGTTTGGTATACATAAAAGTGGTGGAGAATTTGACGGCGACTATATATGGCGCTATGTACCAAACGAAAGAATACCTGCACTAAAGATAGAAAAGATTATCTTTGATGCGACACCAGAGGTAAATGAAAGAAAAATTGAACAAAATGGGCATAAGATTGACACACTTATTAAGGAGGGAAAATAATGCCACGTAAAAAGCCAGAAGACTTACAAAGCAAAACAAAAGTAGCAGCAGCACCAAAAAACCCTGCTCCAGCAGCTGACCCTGCTCCAGCAGCACCTGCTGCACAGCCAGAAGTTTCCTACGATAGAATGACTATCGATAGAGGAGCAGTCGGTGGAGCAGATATGAATGGTGACGGACACATTTCTAAGGAAGAAATGGAGATGCACTTAGAATTTAAACGCAAAGAACTAGAAGACCAAGATGCTATGCGTGACGCACAGCGTTCTATGGCTTGGTTTGCTCTATTTGGTATGCTATTATATCCATTTGCAGTTGTAGCAGCTAGTTATTTCAATTTAGAAAATGCAGCAAGTGTGCTAGGATCGATGGCAGCTACATACTTTGTTTCAGTAGCAGCAATTGTTATGGCATTCTTTGGTGCACAAGCATACAAGGGTAAAGCTAAGTAGTCATTAATTAGCAACTCAAGTATCTACTAACGCTAAGTATTATTATGGATTATTATCAAATACTTGGTGTTAGTAGAACTGCTTCGCCTCAAGAAATTAAGAAAGCATATAAAAAGAAGGCAATGGAACACCATCCTGATAGAGGAGGTGATCATAATAAATTTGCTGAAATTAATTCTGCGTACGAAACACTAAGTAATGCAGATAAAAAAGCTGCTTATGATAATCCGCAGCCGCAATTTAATTATAATGCTAGAGATTTTGCTGGAGGTAATCCTTTTGCTGGTACACCATTTGACCATATATTTGGACAAGGTTTTGCTCAACAGCGCACACCAAAAAATCGTGATATTACAATAGCTGCTACTATAGAATTAGAAGATGTTATTCGAGGCAAAAGCCTTGTAATTCAGTATAGATTACAAAGCGGAAAACTTGAAACTGTAAATGTAGATATTCCTCCTGGAGCAAATGCGGGTGATACAGTAAAATTTGCAGGTTTAGGCGATGATGGACATAAACAATTTCCGAGGGGTGATTTAAATGTCAGAATTCAAGTCAATAAAAGAAAAAATTGGGAGAGAGAAGGACAAAATTTAATTACAAATAAGTCAATAAATGTATTTGACTTATTGCTAGGATGTGTTATAATAGTAAACACATTAGACGGACGTAAAGTTAAATTGAATATACCAAAAGGCACAAAACACGGACAAGTTTTTAGTATACCGCAGTACGGTATACCAAATATAAATACAGGAAAAAAAGGAAATCTTTACGTTAGTATAGAGGCAGATGTACCAACAATAGAAGAAGAAAATATTTTACAGTCAATTGCTGTAATAAGAAACCAAGTGTATACTGATTAATAGGAATTTTTTAAGAATGGTAGAACCAAGTAAAGATCTTGCATTAGTTTTTGAAAAAAGTATTAAGGATGCTAAAAAATTAAAGCACGAATATGTAACTTTAGAGCATTTATTATATGCAATGTTGTGCGAAGAAAACTTTGTCAATGTAATGACAATGTACGGTGCTGATATTGATTATATTAAAAGTAATATTGAACATCACCTTAAAACTCAAAGTGACGAAATCGTAACAGATCAAACCTCTTACAAACCAAGAAAAACTGCCACTGTCGAACGTACCTTAAATCGTGCATTTACTCAAGTGCTGTTTGCTGGTCGCAGTGAAATTCAATTGACTGATGTACTTTTAAGTATATTAAGTGAAAAGAAAACTGTAGGAACCTACTATTTAGAAAAAGGTGGCGTTGAAAAGACTAAATTTGCTGATTTTATCAACAGTGAAATACAAGAAGAAGTTGAAGAAGACGAAATGTCTAGTGAAGCACGTAGAGCATTACGTGCATTTACAACTAATCTTAATGATGAAGTAAAACGTGGCAAAGTTGATCCGATTATTGGTAGAGCAGAAGAACTAGAAAGTTTAGCACTTGCACTAGGTCGTAGGGCAAAAAATAATGTTCTTATGGTAGGTGATCCTGGAGTAGGTAAAACTGCTATTGCAGAAGGATTAGCTTATAAAATTGAAAATAATGATGTACCAAACTTTCTAAAAGAATATAAAGTATATAATTTAGATATAGGAGCAATGCTTGCCGGATCAAAGTATCGTGGAGATTTCGAAGAACGGTTTAAACTTGTATTACAAGCATTAACTAAGCAAGGCAAAACAATTATGTTTGTCGACGAAGCACATATGATGAACGGTGCAGGTGCAGCTGGTAACGGTGGATCAAATGATCTAGCTAATATGTTGAAGCCTGCCCTAACAAAAGGTGATTTGAAGGTTGTTGCTTCTACAACTTGGGAAGAATATCGTAAATACTTTGAAAAAGATCGTGCATTAATGCGGCGTTTCCAAAGAGTTACTATAGGAGAACCGTCCAAAGAGACTACAGCTGATATTTTGCGTGGCATAAAAAAATATTACGAAGACTATCACAATACAATAATAACCGAAGAAGCTATAAAAGCAAGTATAAAATTAAGTGTAAAGTATCAAACAGATAAAAAATTGCCCGACAAAGCAATTGACTTGATTGACATTGCGTGTTCTAGATTCAAATTGAATGACGAACATCAAGGTGATAAAATTGTAGGTGAAAAAGAAATACAATTTGAATTGTCTAAAATTATTAATTTACCTGCAGAACAAGTTGCAGAAAAAGAGAGCGAAAACCTTGCACACTTAGAGGATAATCTAAAGAAAGTAGTGTACGGACAAGACACAGCAATAGAATCTATTGTGGATAAAATACTTGTAAGTCAAGCAGGATTAAAGCCTGACGATAAGCCTGTAGGCTCCTTTGTGTTTATGGGTCCTACTGGAACAGGTAAAACAGAAACAGCGAAGCAACTTGCAAAAAACCTTGGTGTTAAACTTGTGCGTTTTGATATGAGTGAATATATGGAGAAGCACTCGGTAGCAAAACTTATCGGTTCGCCTCCTGGTTATGTAGGACACGAAGACAGTGCAGGACAACTTATAGAAAGATTGCAGGAAAATCCTAATTGTGTGCTATTACTAGACGAAATAGAAAAAGCACATCCAGACGTATCACAAATTTTGCTTCAACTAATGGATAACGGTAAGGTAACTGGTTCAAATGGTAAAGAAGCAGATGCAAGAAATATTACTTTAATTCTTACAACCAACTTAGGTGCTGCACAGGCAGAAAAGAATAGTATAGGATTCGGAGACGAAGCTGAAACACTATATGAAGATACAGAATTCAAACGCTTTTTTGCTCCAGAGTTCCGCAACAGACTTGATGGTGTTATTACATTTGCAAAACTTGGTAAAGAAGTAATGATGAAGATTGTTGGTAAGTTCTTGCTAGAGCTAAAACAAATGGTTATTGAAAAAGATATTTCTATAGAAATAACAGATGATGCACTAGACTATCTAGTAGATAAAGGATTTGATCCAAAGAATGGTGCCCGTCCTTTGCAACGTGTTATAGACAAAGATATTAAACGTCCATTATCACGCCATATACTTTTCGGAGATTTGAAAGATGGCGGCAGTGTAATTGTAGATTTCCGCGACAATGAGCTCAAATTGGATTGTGTACGTAATGAAGAATTTGACACTGTGTGAAACTAACAAATTATTCTATAATCAATACCTATATAAACTAGCATTTAGCAATAATTTAAATGTTATCTTTAGACAAGAAATCCAAAAGGATAAAAAATTAAGCTATGCTAGAGAACAAATAGATAAGTTTGCAGAACAGTATAGAAACAATGAACCTATTATGCGCCAAATATGGCGAACTGCTGTACAGGTGCCTGAGCAAGATTATTTAGATGCAAAAGAATTATATAGCATATTGAAAAGATCTTCTGATTATAAAATAAGAATAGATCCACAGAGCACAGTAACAATTTTCTCTAACAACGAAGATTTTTTATTAGAAATTGCAGGAAGATTAAAGGCAAAAAATAAAGTTTTACACAAGCCTAACGAAAATTATGCTAAAATACTCCAGGACAAAACAAAAATTATACTTGTTGATAAAAAGCCCGATTTAAAATTAAAAATAAATTTTAATGGTAAAAGATGCAACAAAGAATTTGCTAATTGGATACGTGCAAACACAGATAAAGCTCGTATGGGGCGTATAGCATTAGAAAATTTAGAGTTATATGGATATCTAAGTGGATTTTATATGTATGTAAGAGACGAAAAAGTGCTAAATTTAGTTACACTATTGGCAGGAAGTACAATTCGGTCTGTAGAGAAATTAGTCTACAAAGGCGATATTGATAAATATAAGTATGCCGAGTAATAGTGAAAATATTTTAACAGCAAATACACATCCAGGAGACAGCACCGTTGAGTCTGTTACTGGAGACAAATTTAAAGGAGATGGTTACTATGGTCGTAGTGACGGTCTCCATACTGTCCAGTACAACATCACTGGATTTCAGGGTAAAATAAAAATGCAGGCAACACTTTCTGTTGAACCTGATGACGATGACTGGTTTACTCTTGACAGCACCGAACACGATACTATTGGTTTTTCAAACGATAGTGCAACAGCTACAGGCTCACACATAAAGAACTTTACAGGAAACTATGTTTGGGTACGTGCAGTTGTTAGTAGTTGGACTGATGGCACTGTTAACTCTATAGTATTAAATCATTAGGATAAAAAAATGGAACATTTTGTAAGAGTAGTAATGGAAAAAACTGAAAAGGCACAAAAGCTTGATGAAAGTATTTTTCCTAATCAAGAAATTTTTGAAACAGAACAAGAATGCACAGTTTTCCAAATACCTTTAGTAAGAGAACTATCAGAAGACGAAGCAGACGAATATGCACAGCGTTTAGCAAACCTGATGTTTGAGCAAGGTTACGAAGACTTTGATATCGAAATGGGTACAGCAGACACAGAAATAACAGAAGAAACATATGACGGAGATGAATTTTTTGAAGCATATGGTGTTATGTGGTTCAACGAAGATGACGATTTAGACGAAGCAGAATATCAAGGACGCAAAGTTAAACTTGGCAAACCTATGCGTGGAGATGTTAAGAAGTTCAAAGTATATGTAAGAGATCCAAAGACTAAAAACGTAAAGAAAGTTAACTTTGGTGATCCTAATATGAAGATTAAAAAATCAAATCCAGCACGTAGACGTTCATTCCGTGCTAGACACAACTGTGATAATCCAGGTCCAAGAACAAAAGCACGTTACTGGTCGTGTCGTAAATGGTAAGGTGATAAAATGCGTATTGATGAATTTTCACAACCTTTTGATAGCAAACTTCCATTTAATGTTGTAGACGATGTTTGCATTTATATGCGAAATGATCCTATGTTTTATAGAAAACAATTATTTCCAGCAATTATGAAGATGAAAGATTCTTATAATGCTGGCAAAAATGTAGACGCTAACGAATGTTTAGGTGAATGTGCTAGTATGGCTATGGAATCATACTGTTCTAAATTTAAGCTAGGATCACCAAAAACAGTATTTCAACCTGAAGATAAAGAATCAATTATACAAAAATTATTTTCGGAGGAAATGACACAAATTCGTGACGGAGCCTACTGATGTTACTACGAGAGCTATACGAAGCAAACGCTCGTAAAGTCGTAGCAGTTATGCCGGGCGGATTTCATCCATTTCATCCTGGACACAAAAGCCTGTATGACTGGGCTGTGAAAACATTTGGTCAGTCTAATGTATATGTAGCAGCAACTAACGACACTAAAGCAAGACCATTCCCGTTTGAAGTTAAGAAAAAACTTGCTGCAATGGCAGGTGTCCCCGAAAGTAACTTTATGCAGGTTAAGTCACCTTTTAACGCAATGAGCTACAAAGAACTTATAGATGCCGATACTGCACTAGTATTTGTTCGCAGTCAAAAAGATAAAGCAGAACATCCTTTGCCGGATCAAACCAAAAAGAATGGTGAACCAGGATACTTGCGTACATACACAGGTAAAGATCTTAATACAGCAGATGAAATGGGCTATATGGCATATGGTCCTACTATCGATTTTGACTTTTCAGGTATGCAAATTAAGAGTGCAAGTGAGTTAAGAGCTACTTGGCCTGAAATGTCAGACGAAGACAAATTAAAAGCTGCTAAACTTATGTACGGTAATGGTGCTCCTGTTGCTGTAAAATTGTTAAATCAAGCACTAGGTGGATCTGTAGAAGAAGGTGATGTAATACCTTTTAAAAAATCAAATCCTGCTAATCCAAAGTTAGACAAAGATGCTATTGATGCTTGGAATAAAGAACGAAATCAAAAAATGGCACAAGATATGATAAAACTTGCTCCAGAAGTAGTTGAGTATTATAAAGAACTAAAAGACCAGAACAAAGATACAGAAACAGCAATAGATATAATAGCCTATGATTTTGATATAGACAAGTATAATGTCAAGCGAATTTTACAAGCCAATAATATAGAGGAAGTATTTGGTTTTGCAACATACAACCCAAAAAGAAAAACTGTTACAAAAAAGAAAACTGTAAAAACAGAGCCAAGTGTTGCTGATAAATTAGCAGCTAGAAGAAAAGCAGCAGCCAAAGGCGACAAAAATGCTTGGAAAACTGGTTTTAAAACTGATGGATGAATTAGAGTATATTAAGAAACTAGCAGGTGTAAATGAATTCAAAGGTTACACAGAGTATACTCTTGAAAATATGAGCCAAACTGCTACAGATTTGAAAAAGATTGAAAAAGATAAAGGTATCAAACCAGGAGACAAAGAATGGTTTGAACTATGGTTTTCTCAACCATATATGACAGGACACACTTTTAGAGGACGCAAAAAGAAATGAGCTTGAAGACTTGGTGGCAAAGAGTAACACGAGAAGAATATGAGCTAATCATAACTATTCCTGACGAAGTAACTGTGCATCAGGATGGAGCAAGAACAGAAAAATTCAAAACACAAACATATACCGCAAAAAAAATAATAAAAACAATGCCTAAACATTTTGTTTTTGTAGATATGGATGGTAAACGCAATGAAATAAAATTGCAAAGGCCTGCAGATTTTCACGTAGTAAAGATTTGGTAATATGAAGTGGCGTGATATAACAGAAGATGGTAGAATTGTAAAAGGAGTTAACACTACAGCAGACGTTGACACCAACGAAATACCACGTCAGGCTGCTAAGTTTGGTAATAAGGTAGACAAAGACGGTAAACCTCCTACACTTTCAAAAAAGGTAAAAGGTAAAAGTACTAATGTTTTATTTAATCTTGGATTGGCAGAACGTTTTACACCTATGGAGATAGCACTTATGGAGGGCGGACATAGTATAGAGGTATATCGTAGAAATCAACTACCTCAAATCAAAAACAAACAATTATCTAAAATCAAACACACAGTTGAAACTGTTAAACTAACTGATATTATTCCTGTGCAAGAAGAACGTATTGTGGAAAACTTTAAACGTCAGGTAGATAAAATAGTTGCAGGCGAATATAAACCTATTATTGTAGATAAGAATTATAAAATTGTAAACGGACACCATAGATACACAGCATTACAAATGTTGAAATATGAAAATGTACAAGTAGCTGTACTTCCTTGGACACTAGAAATGATAGTCGAAAAGTGGAACGAAAGTATCAGTGAAGGTTCGCAACTAGATAGTCTTAGAAAATTTGTCAAGTCACAACGAGAAGCACCTGATCAAGTTCTTTATCAAATGATGATGGCTCCAGATACTTATGGACACTCAGCATCAAACTTTGTAAGAAGTTGGTATGAGCGCACAAAAGAAGAAAATGGTTTAAATGATGTAGATTCAGCGTTAGAAATAATGGTTGATGAACTTGGATTGAATGAAAACCTTGCAGAACAAAAAGCACAAGATGCTATCTTTCAAGAAATCTTAGTTGATTTGTTGCAGAAAAAATACCCAGACGCTGAGTTCGATTATCAAGGCGACAAAGTAATCAGCGCGGATGGCAAACTCACAGTAATAGCCGACCTGCAAGTTGAGGATGGTTATGGCGGAGTATGGGTGTGGGATGTTGATACAGGTCCGTACAAAGGAGTATTGGGCACTGCAATAAAACAAGCAACTGCTGAGTTGTTAAGACAACAACCCGATCTTAAGCCTGCTCTTTTTGTAGACGGCGACAATCAAAATCCTGGGGCTTGGCAAGCAATAGCCAACAAACTAAATTACACACTATTAGATGAAAACTTTGCTGACGGTAAGAAAAAAGGCAAAAGTAGACCAGGGCGTGTAAAACGTGCAGGTGCAAGTTGCAAGGGATCAGTTACAAAATTACGTAAACAAGCTAAAAATGCAAGTGGTGAGAAAGCGAGGATGTATCATTGGTGCGCAAATATGAAATCGGGCAGGAGCAAAAAGTAGTCACACTATATCCAGATGGTTATAGTATGGAGTGGAGAGAACACGAAGATAAAAGTATAGATGATCAAGAATGGTCACATTACGTTGCAAAGCATAAAGAACACGAAGCTCGGCGAGCAAGCACAAATGAACGACAAGACTATTGGAAAACGTACAGGGAGTACTTAAAATGAAGATGAACGAAATAGTAAAAGAAACTACAACAGCAGGATCTGTAGCAAGTGTTGCTACACCTGTAGGTGGACTAATAAGTCGTCAAATGAAAAATCCAGATGGTACTGTAAAGAATGCACTTGACATAGATTATAATGTAATGGGTCACAAAAAGAAGGCCAAGAAGCGTAAAAAGGCATAAATACTAATAATACGTATTATGGAGCAGCTCAATGAGAGATAAAGAAATTTCAGAAGGTTTGGGAGATATGGCACATATGGCCGAAAAGGACCACGAAGTGCAAATGGCCCGTGCCGATCTATACAAAATAGCAAAATATTCAATCAAACTACACGAAATGCTAAAAAGTGTTTCAGAAGCAGAAGGTTTAGAAGGTTGGGTACAATCAAAAATTACCAAAGCAGCTGATTATTTAGGTTCAGTATATCATCATTTAGACTATGAACAAGCTACAGGCGAGCTAGGTGAATCAACTAATGACTGTGACAAAACTTGTCCTAAGAGTTGCCCAGACTGTGGCGGCACAGGAGATCCTGCAAAGTTTAAAGCAATGAAAACTGAAGCAAGAGATACACATTGTTCGGACAAATGTTGTGGATCAGATGTAAAAGCAGAAGATTGCACTTGCCCTCCAACTTGTAAACACTGTAATTGTAATGCAGTACAAGAAGGTAAATTTAAATCAGCTGCACATCGTAAGGCTGTACACGCTGCAAAAGCAAGTGGCAAGAAGAAGAAAAAAGGATTAGGTGAACGCCTTGCAGCAAAGTTAGCCGAAAAGAAAGACAGTGCTGGCATTGATGCTATGAAAAAAGCAGGCAATGCTAAAGCAGACGCAGAAGCAAAAGAACGTTCAAAAAAAAAGACTAACGAAAGAAGTCTAACCAAAGGCGAAGAAGGCAAAAAAGAAAAGTACGTTAAAGGTATGAAAAAAGCCAAAGGCGACTTTGAAAAACGTTACGGTAAAGATGCTAAAGCAGTAATGTACGCAACAGCAACTAAGATGGCAAAAAAGTAAAATGGATTGGCACAAACTACAACACACACTATTTGAAATGGATCCAAGTGATCCTAGAGAAGATCTAGCTAAACTTCAACAAGCTGCTCAAGGCGGAGGCGATTTAACAAACGTTCCGCCAACGAAGAATTATCTAGAAGAAAGTGTAGATGTTGCAGAAGGATCAATGCCAGTAGGTATTGACAGCATTGCAGATTTTGCTGCACTTGCAGGTGTTCAATTAAATGAAGGCCCTTTAGATGCTGTTGATAACTTCAAACAAAGTAAATTTGGCAAGGCGTGGAAAGCAGGCGCAGATAATTATAACAAAATGGGCGCACCAATTGCTGTGGCAAGGGCAGCATCAGGTGGAGACCCTAAATCACCTGATGCTAAAACACCGCCGGGCAAACAAAAATCATCTGGATCACAATCACCCGATGAAGCAAAGTTAAGCAAAGAGTATTCCGATTTTCTAAAGCAACACACTGAAAAACTACAGAAAATTGCTATGGATCCGAAAGCAAGAGCAGAGTTTGAAACCTGGATGAAGTTTAGATTCAACGAAGCAGACGAAAGAAAAATTAAACCTCGTGATCCAAATTGGCGTGATATGGAAGCCATACGTAAAAGTGGTGCTGCCGGATCGCACAAAGACAAAAAGAAACTTGCTAAACAAGGCTATTCCAAACACAAGGGCAAACAATACGAATCAATAAAGGATATGCTCTACGCTAAACTGGCGGAGAAAAAATGAATTTAGTAAATTTGCATCCTGAATTTACCAAATATCCTTATCTAGTTAACCCTATATCCAGACAACAAGTAGAAACACTACCGTTTAAAGACTTTGATAAAGATGGTTATGAAGTTCCTACTCCTTTAGAACATTTGCATTACGAAGCAAACGGTGTTGAATTGAACAGAGAAATACAATTCCATATTGCTCCTGTACAGGAATGGTACACAGATGTAGAACAAAGTGAACACGGACTTGTGTTGGATCATTGTATGTTGCTGACTCGCTATGCGTTTGCAGGCGAAGCAAGAGAACAAATTGAAGAAGTATGCAAAACTAATCGTCCTATACTACAAAAACTTCTTAATATCAAACCTAAATGGGGCATTGATTTTTCATTAGACTATGTTACACACGATATAGTTATGGAAGTTATACATATTGAACAAGACTTTGATAATATAGACGAAGCACAAGATGCAAAAGAACGGTTAGAAAATATCATAGATAACACAGATTGGTTCGATGGAGCAATGCGTTTATATCAACGCAAAGACGAATGGATAAATTTATCATCAGATGATCATTCAGATTACAAAGCACAGTTTTTTGGTTGGGAACGTGCATTTGATAATAAAAAAGTATTTTAATTACTTGACAAATCGCTAATTATATCATATACTATACTAAACTATTCACTCAAAGGAGAATATTATGGGTTCACGTACCTATGGTGCAGAAGAAAAAGCAAAACTAGAACGACTTGTAAAAGAAGGAGTAACAGTTTTACAAGAAGTAGAAGATCTTAATGCAGGTCTTAAAGAAACTGTTAAAGCAGTAGCAGAAGAACTTGATATTAAGCCTAGTCTAATTAATAAAGCCATCAAAATTGCACAAAAAAGAGACTGGGATTCACACGCAGATGCATATGACGATTTAGAAACTTTGATTACTACACTAGGTTACGACAAATAATGGTTGAAGTATTTTGGACGCCTATACTGTATGATGATATAAAGGAACACTATGTTTCTGAATTGAATTATTACGAGCCGGAAAGACTTACAAAAAATATTAATAATAAACAATTTTTTGGTCCTTTAGTTTCTCAGTGTCCTAGTGTAGTAGATGAACTTAAAAATACCTTTGTTGTTAAATCTCCTATTAAATTTAATGCAACATACGATAGTGTAAATCTAAGAGTAAGCTCTACAATGAAAACACTATCTCCGCAATTTATTGCTGATTATCTCGACGAACCAAATCCATTTGGTGTTCATCAAGTTAAATTTCCTGACATATTATTTTTTAGTGAACACGATGGTTTAACAATGACGCAAATGCCTGCTTATTATCACGAAAACGGTTTTACTGATAATGTGCTAGGATTGTCAGGCTCTTTTGATATTAGTAATTGGGCAAGACCAGTGCGTCCTGCATTTAAATTTAAAAAAAATTGTAACACAATTGATCTTGAAATTGGAGATGAGATGTGTTATTATAAATTTAATACTGACGAAAAGGTAAAGCTAATTAGATTTGATGGATCAAAATTGTATGACCCTATAGATAAAAGTAGAAGTATTTTTGTAAATTGTGTTGCATACAAAACACACAGTTATAACGAATATGTCCCTAAAACTTTGATAGATTGTTACAATAGCTTTAAGCGCGGACGTTACAGAAAAAGAATGATGAAGTACATTGATGAACATAGACTCGACTAATAAAAAGCCATATCAATGGTTAGCCTGGTTTAGTACAGCAGCATTGTTGTCAGCAGCAATGTTAGCCGCCTTCAATATTCATCCTTTATACATATATGCATTTATTATTAGTAATAGTCTATGGACACTAATAGGTGTGTTATGGAAAGAAAAAAGTTTAGTCGTGATGAATACAGGACTAACTATAATATATGTAGCAGGATTAATGCTATAGTCGCCCAAGAGGCAAGTAGATGGTTAGGTTGGCCAAAAGCAACGAGGAGAAATGAATGCCATACGTAGATGCGATGTTTGATCGCGATCAAGATATTATCCGTGTCGTAGAACGCCGTGACGGTAAAAGACACTATCAAGAATATCAAGCAAAATATACATTTTATTATGAGGATCCTAAGGGCAAATACAAGAGTGTGTATGGAGATCCTCTTACACGCATTGTTTGTAAAAATACAAAAGACTTTCGCAAAGAAGTTGCTATTAACAAAAGCAAAAACTTGTTCGAAAGTGACATCAATCCAATCTTTCAGTGTTTGAGTGAACACTATCTAAATCAAGACGCACCTAAACTTAACATTGCGTTCTTTGATATTGAGACAGACTTTGATCCAGAGCGTGGCTTTGCTGATCCTGCAGATCCTTTTATGCCAATTACATCTATTTCTGTATATTTGCAATGGCTAGAAACAATGGTGTGTCTTGCTGTTCCGCCAAAAACACTTACAATGGAACAGGCAAAAGCAGAACTAGAAGGCATAGAAAATGTAATGCTATTCGAGCGTGAAGGTGATATGATCGACACGTTCTTAACACTAATCGAAGATGCTGATATTTTGTCAGGTTGGAACAGTGAAGGTTATGATATTCCTTACACAGTAAACAGAACTAGTCGTGTATTATCTAAAGATGACACAAGACGCTTTTGTTTGTGGGGACAGTTACCCAAGAAGCGTGAATATGAAAAGTATGGGAAATCAGCTGTTACCTTTGACCTAATAGGTAGAGTGCATTTAGATAGTTTGGAATTATATCGTAAATACACATATGAAGAAAGACACAGCTATAGGCTTGATGCTATTGGTGAGATCGAAGTTGGTGAGAACAAAGTTCCTTATGAAGGCACTTTGGATCAGTTGTACAACAATGACTTTAGAAAGTTCATTGAATACAACATACAAGATACCGCACTACTGGACAAGCTGGACAAAAAACTAAGATTTATCGATCTTAGTAATTCAATTGCACACGAAAATACTGTGTTGCTACAGACCACTATGGGTGCTGTTGCTGTTACTGAGCAAGGTATCATAAACGAAGCACACAACAGAGACTTACGTGTTCCTAATCGCCCGAAGCGTGACGACACAGAAAGCACACAAGCGGCAGGTGCATATGTTGCATTTCCTAAAAAAGGTTTGCATAAATGGATTGCTTCAATGGACTTGAACTCACTGTATCCGAGTGTTATTCGTGCGTTGAATATGGCTCCGGAAACTATTGTAGGACAAATACGTCCTGAAATTACAGATGCTCGCGTACACGAAGATATGACACTTAAAAAGAAGTCATTTGCAGGTAGTTGGGAAGGACGTTTTAGTACAGAAGAATATGAAGCTGTAATGGAACAACGCAAAGACATTGCACTTACAGTTGATTGGGAAGATGGACGCTCAGACGTACTAAGTGGTGCAGAAATTTATCAACTTATCTTTGACAACCAGATGCCGTGGATGCTGAGTGCAAATGGTACAATCTTTACAACAGAATTTGAAGGTGTTATTCCAGGTATCCTAAAGCGTTGGTATGCTGAACGTAAGGATATGCAGAAAATGCTAAAGAAAGCAAAAGATGCAGGCAACGAGGCAGAAATTGAGTATTGGGACAAACGACAGTTGGTTAAAAAGATTAACTTGAACAGTTTGTATGGTGCTATTCTTAATCCTGGTTGTAGATTCTTTGATAAACGTATTGGTCAATCAACTACACTGTCTGGTAGAACTATTGTTAAGCATATGAGTGCCGAAGTAAACAATTGCATTACAGGTGAATATGATCACGTAGGTAAAGCAATGATATACGGTGACACAGACTCTTGCTACTTTAGTGCTTGGCCAATGGTTAAAGAAGATGTAGAAGCAGGTAATCTTGAATGGTCTAAAGAAAAGTGTATTACATTAATGGATCAGGTTTGCGAACAAGCAAACACAACTTTTCCAGACTTTATGTTGCGAGCATTTCACTGTCCAAAGACAAGGAGCGATGTTATTGCAGCAGGTAGAGAAATTGTTGCACAATCAGGCCTGTACATTACTAAGAAGCGTTATGCCGCACTTGTAATTGACAACGAAGGCTTTAGAACAGATGTAGACGGTAAACCAGGCAAAGTAAAAGCTATGGGTTTAGACTTGCGTAGGTCAGATACTCCTGTGTTTATGCAGGAGTTTTTGAAAGAACTGCTACTAATGGTGCTTACAGATGCATCGCAAGAAGATGTTCTACAACGTATTACAGAGTTCCGCAAGGAGTTTGAACAGCGTCCTGGTTTTGAAAAAGGTTCACCTAAACGTGCAAACAAGATTGGGCACTATCAGCGTCTTGAAGAAAAGCAAGGCAAGGCAAATATGCCTGGACACGTAAGAGCAAGTATAAACTGGAATACACTAAAACGTATGAATGGTGACAAGTATTCACAAGAGATTGTAGATGGTATGAAAGTTATTGTGTGCAAACTCAAACCAAATCCATTAGGTTATACAAGTGTTGCATATCCGACAGATCAATTGCGCTTGCCAGAATGGTTCAAAGAACTTCCGTTTGATGATGCGGCAATGGCTGAAACTATTATTGACAATAAACTAGACAACTTGATTGGTGTGTTAAACTATCCACTAGAAGATACAAAGCAACACAACACATTCTCTAGTTTGTTTGACTTTGGAGACTAGGATGACCGAAGAAGATATAGTCAAAGAAGAATATCTAGAAGAAAGTAGATCAGGCAGAGCTACTAAATTAGCTATGGAATTGTCTAAGGAACGTAAACGCCTTAAACAAGAACTTGCAGAACTACAAACAGAGGTAGAAGATTTAACTCCTACAACTCCTACAGGCACACTAGACTGGTACGTAAAATGGGCAAGTATGATACTTGCAGTTATAGGCGTATTTTCGATTAGTGCTGGTTTTACAGCAATTGGACAAATAGCCTATATACTTAGTTCGATGGGTTGGGTATTTGTAGGAATGAGTTGGGGTGATAGAGCAATTATGATAGGATCAAGTATTAGCGGCACAGCAGTTGCTATGAATTTGGTTCAAGGACTAACACAATGAAAATAAAAGTAGAAGTAGAATTTGATACAGAAAAAACACAAGACGAAGA